ATTTCACCCCCAAACCAGACGCCAAACGCCCCTCGAAATACTGTTCTGACGCCTGTAAGCAGAAAGCGTATCGCCTCCGTAAACGGATCGGCGCCAAACCCATCGAACAAAAAAACATCACACCCAAGGCCGTGCTCGCTGACGATTTCGAATACTCGGGCGACGACATCCCCATGAACCGGCACGAATTCAACCGGCGCATGGAACGAGAGATGGACGAGCCGCTCGAAGCCACGTTGCGGCGCAGCAAGAACAGACTCCAGAAGATCATCGACGATACCGGCACGCCGCCCAACTGCATCGCCCAACTGACCAAGACGCTCATCGAGGTCTCCGAAAAACTCGAGGCGATCACCGGAGGCGCTGACATGCTGCCTGACCTGCTCGCCGCCGACGATGCCGAGGAAAGCGAGGAGATCGATGACGGACTCGGAGCGCAGATTATCTGACATCGCGCTGCATTTCAAAGCGCCCGACGGCATCGTCTCGAGTGATTTCCCGCGCCTCAACCGCATCGCCCGCAAGGCCGGCATCTACTACGACCTATGGCAGCAGGGCCTGCTCTACCTGCTGTTCGCCCGCGACGGGCACGGCCGGTACGTGTGCGGCGAAGGCGGGCTGACCCTTTCCTCATGCCGTCAGATCGGCAAGACGTTCACGCTCGGATCGGGCATGGCCATCAAATGCATCATGCAAGCCGGCCTGACGGTCATCTGGACAGCGCACCACAGCCGCACCTCCGACCAGACGTTCAACGACCTCGCCGACCTCGTGGACGCACGCGGCAGCGTGTTCAAACCATACGTGGACCGCATCCGGCGCGCCAACGGACAGCAGGAGATCCGCTTCAAAAACGGGTCGCTCATCGCGTTCGGCGCCCGTGAACACGGGTTCGGCCGAGGCCTGCACTCCGCCGACGTCGAGGTATTCGACGAGGCGCAGATCCTCACCGTCAAAGCGCTCGACAACCTCGTGCCCGTCATGAACACCGCCACCGACCCGCTCGTCGTGTTCCTGGGCAATCCACCCAAACCGGGCGACCCCAGCGAGGTGTTCCAGGACAAACGCTCTTCGGCGCTTTCCGGCGTGAAGGGCATGGCCTACATCGAACTGAGCGCCGAACCGGGTTGTGATCTGGACGATCGCGAACAGTGGGCGCGCGCGAACCCGAGCTACCCCAAACGTACCAGCGAACAGTCCATCATCCGCCTGCGCAAGACCCTCGCCGAAGACAGTTTCCGGCGTGAGGCGTTGGGCGTATGGGACGAGAACACCGCTGAGACGGCCATCAGCGCCGACGACTGGGAGAAAGGCGCGGTCACGGATCCAGACATGACCGGCCGGATTAGCTACGGCGTGGACATGCCGCCCGACCGCTCGTCGCTGGCCATCGGCGTGGCCATCCGCCACGACAACGGTGAAACCGCGCTGGTCAACATGCAGGAATACGCCGACGTGCGCACCCGCGGCACCGCATGGGCCGTCGACTACTTGGCCGACAAATGGAAGAAAGCCTCGGCGATCGTCATCGACTCCATGAGCCCGGCGGTCAGCCTCGTGCCCGACCTCGAGAAACGCCATGTGCGCGTCACCGTCACCCAGACACGCGACCTTGCGGCAGCTACCGGCCGCATGCTCGACATGATCCACGAAGGCACATTGCAGCACCTGCCAGCCGGCCAGCAGCCGCAATTGACCGCCGCCGCACTGGGCGCCACATTGCGCGCCATCGGCCCCAACGGCGCGATGGCATGGAACAAGAAAGGCTCCGACATCGACATCAGCCCACTGCAGGCGGCCACGCTCGCCCTGCATGGCGCATACACGTCGAAACGTGATCCGAGGCGCAAACAACGCATGAGGAGGCTCATATGACCTATTCGATCGTGCAGGCGACCGACCTGACATCGATGGGTGTCACTCTGACACCACCCTCATACGTGCAGGGCGTCGATGACACGAACATCGGGCTGCTCGCCCAGTTGATCATGCAATGGCAGGCCAAACGAGCCCGAAACAAGCTCAAAACCGACTATTGGGACGGCAAACACAAGCTCGACCACATCGGGTTCTCTATCCCGCCCGCGCTGCGCCAGCTCGAGGAGGTCGTCGGCTGGCCTGCAAAAGCCGTGCAGGCGCACGCCGAACGCTGCATGTTCGACGGGTTCGTCGCGAAGAACGACAGCGACGACCCTTACGGGATCCAACGTACCTTGGTCGACAACCGGTTCGACATCGAACTGCCCATGGCCATCACCAGCACGATGGTCCACTCCTGCGCGTTCATCGCCGTCACCCCCGGTGATATTGCGGCTGGGGAGCCGGAAGTGCTCGTCATGCCGAAATCAGCGCAATGGGCCAGCGGCCTGTGGAATTGGCGCACCCGCGCACTGGACGCCGCGTTCGCGGTCAACGACGTCGACGACTACGGACGCCCAGTCGAGATGACCCTGTACACCACCGACCGCACCATCCGCCTGCGTAACACAGCCGCCGGGTGGAGGCTCATTGACGAGCGAAGCCACGGCCTGAACCGCGTGCCGGTCGAACCGCTCGTATACCGGCCCACGCTCGACCGGCCGTTCGGATCGAGCGTGATCAGCCGCGCCGTGATGAGCATCACCGACGACGCCGTGCGCACCGTGCTGCGAAGCGAGACCAGCGCGGAATTCTACTCGGCGCCGCAATACCTGCTGTTGGGAGCCGACCCGGACTCGTTCAAGGACGATGACGGCAAACCGATCCCCGTGTGGGAGTTCATCGTCGGCCGCATCAACATGCTGTCCAAGGATGAGGACGGCGACGTGCCCAAACTCGAGCAGATCAGCCAGCAGAGCGTGCAGCCGCACATCGAGCAGATGCGCGAGCTCGCCTGCCGGTTCGCCGGCGAGACCAACGTGCCGGTCTCCTCACTGGGCGTGGTCACCGACAACCCGTCCTCGGCCGAAGCGATGCACGCCGCCGAAAAGGACCTGGTCATCGACTGCGCGGCAGCGACCCGCGTGTTCGGCGCCGCGCTGCGCCGCGTGGGGCAGGACATCGTCATGATGCGCTCCGACGGGCCCAATGAGATGGACGACGAACTCGCCACCCTGACGGCCCGCTGGCGCAACCCTGCACTGCCCAGCGTCATCGACGCCGGAGACGCGATGGTCAAACTCATCGACGCGTTCCCATGGCTGGCGGACACGACCGTCGCCCTCGAAGAGGTCGGCTTCACCGACGAACAGATCACACGCCTGCTCGCCGAAAAACGCCGCAACCAGGCGATGGATGCGCCCGCACAAACGGACAGTGAAAAACACGCTGACGAATCTGGACAAACTCCGGATCAACCTCAAGTGATGCCGGACACGAACGCGACGTGACCCACTGCACGACCATACGCCCCCGCAAAATCCACCACACGCCATGGGGGAAAGCCACCCATCCATGGGGCTTTCCCTCATATTCAGGCCGGGCTCATATCGGTTCACGCGGGTTCGACTCCCGCCCCGGCCACGACACCGACACCATCGTCGGGCGGCGTCACGCGCGCGCCGAAAACAAGCGCGGCACCACGGTCACGATGGCCGCATCATCGGCAAACACACTCATTTGGGAGGAACCATGTCCATCACACGTCTCAAGCACATCCGCTGCATCGTCGAACCACCCGCCGATCCGGAAGGCTCCGGAACGGAAGATGAACCGAAGGAGAACGAGCCGCGCTCGCGTGAGTACACGCAGGCCGAGATCGACGAGATCGTCGCCAAACGCGTCGCCCGTGTCAAGAAACAGTACGGCGACTATGAGGACATGAAGAAGAAGGCCGCGAAATTCGACGAAATCGAGGCGGCCAACAAGAGCGAACTCGAGAAACTCACCGACCAGAACCAGAAACTCGCCGCGCAACTCGCCGAACGCGAGCATGCGGCACTCATCCAAGCGGCGTGCATCAAACACGGTGTGCCTGCCGACTGCATGGATCTGGTCACGGGGGCGGATGAGGAAAGCATCGACAAGGCGGCCGAGAAGGTCGCCAAGCTCGCGTCCGCGTCCGTGAAACCGCCCAAGGGGCCGTCGGGCACCGAGGGGCAGCATCCGCAGGGCCATGGCACGCCAAGCGTCGACGAGCAGATCCGCGCCGCGGAAGCCAAGGGTGATTATGCCACGTCGATGATGCTCAAATCGCTCAAACTCAGCCAGAAGTAACCAACCTATTAGGAGGTCATCATGCCCGGAATCACCGGAATGGGCACAACCTACAACCTACCCAACTACGTGGGCGAACTGTTCACCGCGAGCCGTGAGGACACGCCATTGCTGTCAGCGATCGGCGGCCTGACCGGAGGACGTGCCACCAAGGCCACGAGCTTCGAATGGCAGGGTTACGACCTGCGTGACCCGGACGACACCCGTCAGCGCCTCGAAGGCGCCGATGCGCCCGATGGTGAGGCCCGCACCCGCTACAAGGCCAGCAACGTCGTGGAGATCCATCAGGAGGCGGTCAACCTCAGCTACACCAAGCAGGGCGCCACCGGCCAGCTGAACACCGATGGGGCGCAGACGGTGAACATCGGAGGTACGATCGTGCCGGCCGACGAACTGTCCTGGCAGATCAGCCAGCAGCTCAAGCAGATCGCCCGCGACGTCGAATACTCCTTCATCAAGGGCACGTACGCCAACCCGGACGACAACACCAGTCCGCGGCGCACGCGTGGCCTGCTCGAGGCGATCACCACGAACGTGATGGAGACCACGCACACCGCCAAGACACTGACCGCGGACGACGTGCTCGATCTGGCGCAGATGGCATGGGACAACGGCGGCATCCGCGAAAGCGAGACCCGCACCATCGTCGTCAACTCCGACCTCAAACGAGCCCTGACGCGCTGCTTCGTCACCGACGCCGGGTACAAGGAGGAGACCCGCAACGTCGGCGGCGTGAACCTGCAGACCATCGAAACGGACTTCGGCCGGTTCAACATCATGCTCGACGCGTACATGCCCAAGGACAAGCTGCTCGTCCTGTCCCTCGAACAGCTCGCCCCGCGCTTCCTCGAGATACCCGGCAAGGGCCACTTCTTCGTCGAACCGCTGGCGAAGACGGGTGCATCCGACAAGGTGCAGATCTACGGCGAGATCGGCCTCGAATACGGCGACCAGAAGGCGCACGCGCTCCTGACCGTCGCGCCCGCCGCCGCGTCCACGGTGAAGGTCACCGGCGTCACGCTCAACAAGAAGACGGCAGCCGTCAAGGTCGGCGCCACGAACACCGTCACCGCGCAGGTGGTGCCCGACGGGGCGACCAACAAGAAGGTCACGTGGGCGTCCGACACGCCGGCCAACGCGACCGTCACGGCGGACAGCGAAGACGGTGCGTCGGCGACGATCACCGGTGTCAAAGCCGGCACGGCGAAGGTGACTGCCACCACGGCCGACGGATCCAAGACCGCCACCGTGGACGTGACCGTCAGCGAATGAGCCGACCATGAGCGATGAACCATTCGCCACGGTCGACGACCTGCAGGACGGGTGGCGCCAGCTCGATGACGCCGAACAGCGGCGCGCGGCCAAGCTCATCGAGTACGCGTCCGACCTGATCCGCACCTATCCGGGCTGGCGTTCGGCGTCCAAGCTCACCTTGGAGCGGATCTGCTGTTCGGTCGTGCGCCGCGCCATGGAAGCCGACATGAACGGCACCCCGGCCGGCGCGAACACCATGACCGAGACCGCAGGCCCCTTCTCGAACACGTTCGGTTTCGCGAACCCGAGCGGGGACCTGCGATTATGGCCCAGCGAGGAAGCCCAACTCAAGGGCCGCAAGGCCCGAGCGGCCAGCCTCGACATGGCCACCGGCCTGCTCACCGACCCCCATGCGCGAACGGAGGCGCCATGATCCGAGGAGAACCCATCACGATCCTGCGCCCGCACATCACCGGCGTCGACCAATACGGCACACCGACCCGCGGCTGGACCGAGGAGACCATCGACAATGTGCTCGTCAACCCGAGCACACCGACCGACCCGGCCGACTCCACCCAACCCGACGCGCTCGAAGCGACCGCGACCCTGTACTTCCCCCGCACCTACACGGGGGAGCCACTCAAGGGCTGCAAGGCCATCGTGCGCGGACGTGAATACCGCATCATCGGCGACCCCATGCCATTGGACGGGGGACTGACCCCCACCCGGTGGAACATGCAGGCGCAGATCAGCAGGGACGACGGGAGATGACCCATGGCGACACCACGCATGCGCGTCGACCGTGAATGGCTCAACACCAACGTGCTGCAAAACCCCGGCGTGCGCGCCGCGATCAACCAGACCGCACGCCGGCTCGCACCGATCGTCCAACAGATCGCATTGCGCGAAGGCGACCGCGACTACGCCAACAGCGTGCGCGTGGAAACCGGCGGCACCCGCCCCGGCCTCAAATCACCCACACGCATCCGCCGACCGCAGGCACGCGTCATCATCGGCGACGAACACGCCATGGAAAAGGAACACGGCACCCGCATCTACCCCAAAAAAGGGTTCCTGCGCCGCGCCGTACGCCAACTCTAAGGAGCGCCAATGGCCAAACGCATCACCGGCACATGGGCCGACCCGCTCGCCATGACCATCCACTGGCTCACCACTGACGACACCCTGCACGCCACCGTGACCGCAACCCCACCAGCCGACATGCACCCCGCCCTGCCGCTCATCGTCTGCTCCCTCGCCCCCGGCGGCGGAATCGACGAATACACGCGCTCGCAGCCGGTGGACATCGACATCTACGCCGTCGACCGCACACAGGCCATGCGTGTGATGGCAGGAGTGGAGGCCCGTCTCGCCGTGCTGCAGGGCACGGGCGATGAATGCGGTTATGTGGACGAAAGCGAGCTGAGCGGGTTCGCCGAACTGCCGCATACTCCGCCGGACATCATCCGCCTGACGGGCACGGTCACACTCGCCAT